TCTCAAATTAAAGCCCCATTCTTCAGCTGTTTTTGTGGTATTTTGGAAAAAATGCTTTTGATTGCCTAATACCTTTTGAGTGATATCCTCCCATGTTGGTTCTTCGTCATTTCCATTATTACATACCTCAACAGTTAACTCGCTGCCTAATGGTAATGAACCAGTTATATTAATAATACATTTAGTTGGCATATCATCGGCCGGCAGTGGTTCTGTCAGCGTGAAGTCGATTGAAGTTACACTCTTGGTAAATGTCCATGTTCTGGTCACACTAGCCCCCATCTGGTCAGTGGCCGTCACCGTTATGGTGTGGGAGCCATTCAGAAGCTTTGTCCATCTGTCCCCGGTGATACTGAAGCTATTTGTAGCCCCGAGGGTTGCGGTGTAGCTTCTTATTTGTGTGCCGTCGAGTTTTTCCACCACTGTTACGGTAGCACCTGCATCTGGATCCGTGACAGTGTAATTCTGACTGAAAGCCTCATTTTTGGTTCCGAGGTCCCCGTCGCTTCCGGATATGACCGGCGGCCTGTTGTTTGTAACCGTCCTCGTAGCACTTGTTTCGTATGCACTCTCAGCGTTGTTGCTGTCGTATGCCTTTACTCGGTACTGTACTGTATTCCAGCCCCATGTGATAGAGTCAGTATGCTGCCTTGTGGCCGTGTTGGTTTGTGCTATCTGCGTGAACGCTTCACCATTGACCGAGCGTTCGAGGCGATAGCCTGCGAGGTTCCCGTCCGGGTCCGTGGAAGCTCCCCACTGGATTAGGAGGTTTTCTCCCCCTATAACCTCTGTTGGTACATTAATGCTTGAGGGTTTAGTGGGTGGTGCGTTCCATACTACCGTGTAACATCCATCTGCGTCGGTTGTGTCAGATACCAAGATGGAAGATGGCAGATTTAAAGCGGGACGAAGGCCCCCGGCACCACGGTAAGCACTGTAGTAGCCCAGACTGCCGTCGAAGTCGACAAGCCGCACGTCGCGGGCACGCGACGCATATGGCGTCCTCAGCCACCAGTACCATGGTTGTCCTGTGTTTAAACTGCTACTTGTATATGTGCTGTTACTTACTGCGGCCGCCGTCGGATAGCACAGCCTACTTCCGTTATCCGTAGTGAACATTGCAAGGCGAGAGCCCTCTGCTATGCCACTCTCGTTAGCCAGTCCTACCTCCGTGGTGCTTAATAAAAACACCTTGCTTTTAAAAGTTTCAGATCCTCCGCCATCAGTGGTCGATTTAACCACTGTAAGAGTGGTCTCCAGAATGGCCTCTCTCTCATTCGCACTGAAGGCGTTTAGAAAGCCTGCCTGCTGGTCGTATGGGTTATGATTGTTCCATACATTAGCTGAAGATGGCGGTGCGTCCGCTGCATGCTGTGCCTGATACCATTGGCCGGCTCCTGCTTGGCTGTTTAGCCATTGCAAGATGTTGCTGTGTATGTGCCTGTTGTTTCCGAAATCTTTACGTTCGCTGTTACTGTTGCTTGGTTCCTTTGCATCTACAGCCATGATTTTAATTATTCGCTCGGTTAATAATGTGACGGCTCCTGATGGGTAGCCTGCGTGGTTTTTATCCGCCACAAGCCATGTAATAGGAGCTCCGTAAATCGATCCGTATTTAACCTTGGCTCCGACGCTCAGGTTCGATATTGATTGAGGCATTAGGTTTCACTCCCTTCGTGTTATTGAATAGCTCGTTGTAGAGCCTATCCATTCTGTTAATCAGGTGATAAGAATTGCCATGTTGGGCATGGCCACGCCAACTCTGGTATGATTGCTGCACAGTTTCCATAATTACCTTCCCTTGCTGTACGAGTCTGTGGAATTTCTTCAGCTTCCTGCGAGCATTTTTCTTACTATCTCTCCTGATTTTTCTCACTACCTTTCCGCCATCCGTCATGAATGTTCTAAATCCCAAGAAATCAATTCCGTGCCTCAATGGGAATATTTGAGTCTTGGAGTTTAATTTAAGTCCCAACGGGTCCAGCAGTGCTTTAATTTGTACGAGGCACTCCTTGAGATACGCCTTGTCCTCGTGTATGAGGTAGAAGTCGTCCATATAGCGTCCATAGTATTTAATACCCAGCTTTTCCTTGATAAAGTGGTCCATTCCGTTGAGATAAAGCAGGGCAAAGAGTTGACTTGTCTGGTTTCCTATAGGTATTCCCGGGTCCGGTGTGCTGTCTATAATCATATCCACCAGCCACCTTACTCCGTCGTCCTCTATCAGTTTGTAGATCATTTCCCTTAAAGGCTCATGTCTTATGGAATAAAAATATTTACTGATGTCGGCCTTTAACACCCAGCCCTCTGGTCCATGTTTGCGGTAATATCTACGCATAAACTCCCGGAGCCTATCAAGCCCGAAGTGAGTTCCTTTGCCTCTTTGGCTTGCGTAATTATCAAGGATAAAACTCCGGATAAATACCGGCCATTGCCTTATCCTGTATCCTATTCACCAGCGTGAAGCGGTATTTTTTCGGATATCTTTTAGTGTTGCTAGTTAAAATAAAGCTATGTTTTACCAGATCTTTTGCCTTGGTTATTACCAGTAGTTCTTCCGGTTTATTTCTGCCTTTTTTCTTGGTTGCTTTTGCATATATTTCTACCTCCCTATCCTTAATTCTGATTAAGACTCTTGTTCCATCATAAGCCTTGCCCCGGAGGGCTATATGATCTTCAGGACAAATGCAGGGAGGCTCCAATTCTGTTATTAAATTTCCAATCATGCAGGACGCTTCATGTATAGGACATGAAAATTTCTGCATTAGCACTCAAGCCTTGCCTGTGCCTCATTCCATACTCCGGAGGCTAAGGTCAGCCCTTCCAGATCCTCAAATGTGATTTGGAATGGGTTTCCTGTAATGTCAGAGAATAATGCATCCCAGAGTATGTTTATTTTTGATTTATTACTAGCCACCTCGACCTCAAGGCTGTTAACTGCTGCCACTGCAGCTGATGCGTCCTGTTGTGCCTGCTGTGCTATACTTATGGCCATATCGGCATTACCGTGAGCCGTTTCTGCTATGTCTCGCACCTCGTCCAGTTCCTCTTTTGCTGCGTATATTTCAGTGCGAACATAGGCCGATACGTTTGTGGCTTGGCCGATTATGGCGATTACATCGACCTTTTTTTCTATTACCGTGGGTCCGCCGGCCGGCGGGATCCACTCGGCATTATCTCCAGCGTTTCCGTAGGAATATAATATTTCCCCTTCGTCTGGGTCTAGTGCAAACAGACCGAGCTCCCGGTAATAAAAACCTTGTTGCAGGTCGTCGTTGTTAAACACTCCGCCGACTACTGCAGTGCCAGCTCCGGTTGTTACCACCTTCGTGACTGGCATTTCCACTTTTCCATTTATAACATGGGTCATGTCACGGGGTTTTTGGCCCTCTTTTAAGTGCCCGTCGCCAAGTACAATCTTTGTGTATACTATCTCCGTTCCGGTCTGGGCCTTGGCCAGTAATGCTAGGCCCTGTGTTGTAATATCGTTATAAATTAAAGCACTCACAGTTCATCACTCCTTCCTAGCTGGTGTATTTCTTTCGTGGCTTCGTGAAAACCGAGGCCATATTTTAACCTCATTTCCCCTGTGAGCGATATAAGAATGGTGTCCAGCCACGATCTGATATTAGAGGAGCTGTCTATGGCTCTTTTGAATTGGGCGGCCAGCTCTTGTGTTACTCCCGGATTAGAGGTTATGACCTTGAAGTGGTAAGGTTCGCCCCCGTATTCAAACCATTCCCTGACCTCTCCGTCTCCAAAATATGCCGATATTAGTTGTTCCACGGCCCACTTGGTGCCTCTTTTGGCATGTATTAAATCTGATTGCTTAATCAGGATCCGTTTTGTGACTATATCGGCTTTGTGATTATACCAGTCGATGTCTAACTCCCACGCCAGCTGGTCCAGTTCCTCCTCGCTCATCTCGTCTATCTGGTCCCATACATGCAGTTTTTTAATCTCTGCTGCTATAGCCCGTATTAAAGGGTTTAGCCCATTTACTAGGCCCTGAACAGCTCCGTCACTTTTCATAAATACCGGTATTAGTTTCATGAGGTCGGTTTCAGATAGTCTCATTCTTCCACCACCTCGTGAGTTACTGCAATGTTCCCACTAAAGCGGGCCACTTGTGTTTTATCAAGCGGGGTAAACACCGGCTTTGTAATGTCTACTCTTAATGCTCCGGTGGGCACCTCTGCCCATGTTGGCGAGAGCATGAGCCTTCTTAACTGGTCTGGGTTTATATCTCTGCCGAGGGCGGTGTCTTGCCATTGGATGTATCGCTCTATAGCTCCACCGGATCCTTCGATGTTGTTAATGACTACCCCTTCATCGCCGGCCGTGGTGTAGTATTTAACCTCTATGTCGTAGTATTCTATGGTCGGTGCCTCTACTATCACTTGGTCTGTTAGTGGTCTTATGTCGCTGGCACTGGTTGCGGCCACGACCTTTTCGAGCACTGTCTCGTCGGGTATTTCCCCGCCCTTTAATAAAGGCACTACCTTCACCACTCCGGGCGAAGGCGAGAAGGCTTCCACGTCCTCAATCTCTGGGTCTGCTGTCTTGGCCCAGTAGATATATGCCTTTCTGGGTCCTGCTACTGAAAATTTAGATGAGGCCAGTCGTATTCGCTCCCTGTAGTGGTCGTCTCCTTCTTCGGTGTATGGTTCTCCATCGTCTCCGCCGTATGTCGTCACTATATTGGTTACACCGCTTATAAATGGGATTAAGTCCACGAGCGTGGTTATGGTGTCCGGAGTATAGCCATTATTAAAAGCTCCCCCGGTAACACTGGAGGCCGGGACATCGACGGAGTAAGTTCCCGCTTTTAAAACCGCCTCCTCGTCAGTGGCGAAGTATATATTTGCGTCCGGGGTCGCCTTGGTCCATTTTGGGATTATTATGTTGGTTGGCTGCGGCGTTGAAACTATAAAGCGTAATATTGTTTTGGCCGGTTGAGCCTCTAGCCTCTTGGTGTTAGTTCTCTCCCCTAGTGCATCAAGGACTGTTCCTCTGGCATATTTAAGCATTTTCTGCCTTGCGGCATCGTTG